GATGAGCTTCAGATTAAAAACATAGCTAATGATCTTATTAATAACAGGTTACCGTATTGGGTAGCGTATAAGAAATATCATCTACGTAATTGGGTAAAAGATTCAATTGATCTAATTGAAGTGGCTCCTTCCTTTGTGGGTTTAAAAGCGTACGGTGCCAGAATGCACATGCCTATTTTACAAGATATGCCCATGGCTCATAATGTAATGGTTGATCCTTCTCAAGAAAAAGATATACTTGAATATTGCCATAACGATGTGTTGACTACTAAAGAGCTCCTAAACACTTTAGATGATCAACTTATGTTACGTGTTCAGATGAGTCGTGAATACGGTGTTGATATGCGCAGTAAGTCTGATTCACAGATGGCTGAACAGGCATATATAAAGTCAATGGGTCTCAAGCGTAAAGATCATAAGATACCTCTAACCATAAAGTATGATGCTCCTTCATTTTTGAAGTTTAGTGACCCTACACTTCAGGCTTTACTTGATAAGATTAAAGGTCACACTTTTGATATGAATCCAAAGACTGGTCATGTTGTGTTACCTGAGTTCTTAGGTAAGCATTGTTACACGTTCGGCAGCGGTATTTATCAATTAGGAGTTGGAGGTATACACTCAGTTCATGATAAGAAAGTCTGTTACATTGCAGGTGATAAGGTGATGGGTGAGCTGGATGCTGCTTCATTCTATCCGTCTATTATCCTGGAGTGTGGCTTTATACCAGAGACGTTAGGTGAAGACTTCATACGTGAATACCGTAGGATATATACTCAACGTCTGGCGGCTAAAGCCTCAGGAGATGTAACTACCTCTGAGACGTTAAAGATTAGTCTTAACGGAACATTCGGTAAGCTGGCCAGTAAATACTCAGTGCTATATGCTCCTGACCTTATGCTGGCTGTGACCCTGACAGGGCAACTAACTTTGCTCATGTTGATTGAGAGATTAGAGTCAGTTGGAGTTGAGACTTTGAGCGCTAATACTGACGGTATAGCAGTTCGTTATGATAACGCGATACAAGTCCAGGTAGATGAGCAGGTGTCTCAATTCAGTGAGCTGTCTAAATTTGTTTTTGAGTTCACACCGTACCGTGTGTTAGCTATGAAAGATGTTAATAACTACATAGCAGTTAAGACTGATCGCTCACTTAAAGTAAAGGGTATTTATTCTCAGTTGTCACTACGTAAAAACCCCACGGCTCAGGTCTCCTCAGATGCCGTAGGAGCGTGGTTAGCTAATGGTACTGAAATTGGTGAGACAATTTACCATAGTCCGTTCGCTAACTTCATAAGTGCGAGGAACGTAACTGGGGGCGGTAAGCAAGAAGGTAAGTATTTAGGTAAGGTTGTTCGCTGGTATCAGAGCACTGAATCAATTGAACCTATTCGATATTATACCAACGATAATAAGGTGCCAAAAAGCGATGGTGCTAGAGCATGTATGATTGTAGAAGATTTCAAAACTCATCCACATGATCTTGATTATAATTGGTACTTAAAAGAAGCTATTAAAATAGTAGTCGCTGTTGGTGGGGTTAAATATTTAACGGCTGATCAATTAGCACTAGTCGCACCACAACCGAAAAGAAGGAAGAAAAATGATGGAAAATAATTCCAATAAAGTATTTGTGGTGCAGGTAGATCACAATAAAGATATGTCAGACGCTAAGAAGTATGGTCAGTTACAAGCGGTGTTCGGTAATCCGCGTAAGCCTTATGACACCCACTCAATGGTTAATAAAGCACGGGAAATATTAGAAGATTGGTCAGATGGTGATTACCTGCTAATGTTAGGCGACCCAACCTTATGTGGTGTTTGTATGGCGGTAACTGCAGAGTTTACTGACAGCGTTAATATTTTAAGTTGGGACCGAAATTCGTTCTCTTACATTCCACAGCAGTGGGAGTTCGGCCAGAGTAGCCAACGCACAATACACACGGCAGATTGACAGCTGCCACAACCCTAGAAGGAGAACAAAATGTCAAAAGTAGAAAAGGTAGTTAAAGTAGATGATTGGCAGTCCAGCTTACGTAAGGGGCAACAGAAAGTCCCGCCACGTATTTGCATTTATGGTGGCCATGGTATCGGTAAGAGTACGTTAGCGTCAGAGTTTCCTAAGCCTATTTTCATAAGCACTGAAGATGGTTTAGACTCTTTAGACGTGACCAGCTTCCCTAAAGCTAACAGCGTTATTGATGTGGTTGAAAGTATCAAAACATTGATACGTGAAGACCATGGTTATCGCACTGTAGTTATAGATACTGTTGACTGGTTGATTGAACCGCTCATAACCAAAAGTATTGAAGAAGCTCACGATGCTAAAGAGTTGGCCTATGGTAAAGGTCAGATGATGGTAGCGGAAGAGTTCCGTGAGATCTTACAAGGTCTTGACCATTTACGTATAAAGAAGAACATGAATGTCGTTCTTGTTGCTCATGCCTCGGTCACTAAGTTTGAAGACCCACGTACTGAGCCGTATGATCGATATCAACCAAAGTTACCTAACCGATGTAACGCTCTATTGCAAGAGTGGACAGATGTGTTAGCGTTTTGCGCTTTCAAAGTGTTGATACGCAAGAGTGACTCTGGCTTCAATAATACGAAGAACAGAGGTGTGACCACAGGAGAACGACTATTACATTTAATCGAGAACCCTGCGTATGTCGCTAAGAATCGTTACCGTTGCCCAGAAGAAATAGAAATGAGCATCGATAACCTTAAATCAATAATCCCAATAGCAGAATAGGAACTATTACCATGGCTAAATTTAATTTTGATCCATCCGAAGTAGAAGCATCAACGTACGGTTCAGACCAGTCTTACGAGATCATGCCTGACGGTGAGTATAAGTTAGCAGGTGTGGATGCTGAAGAGAAGCAAACGCAAAAGAAGAACGGTACTTACATCAATGCTAAGTTTGAAGTCGTTGAAGGCCCACACACTGGACGTTTTATCTGGCAGAACTTTAATATCGTTAACCCCAACGAGACCGCTCAACGTATCGGTCGTCAAGAGTTAGTAGCTTGGGCTACCGCTTGTGGTAAAGCCACTGCTGACGATACTGATAAGCTGTTAGGTAAGATATTCTCAGCTAAGATTGGTGTTGAGAAAGGTACTGGCGGTTATGCTGATAGTAATCGTATTAAGGCATTTTTAGTTGGATCTCCTAGCAGGGCTCCAGCGCCTATGAATACGCCAGCTCCAGCGGCTCAAGCTCCGGTAGCTGAAACTTCAGGTGCAGCATCAAGTAATCCTTGGGATTAATCGTTAACCTTAGACGCTCGGCCTTTTAGGTCGGGCGTCATTATCAGGATGATACAATGGCTACTATCCCATCAACAATCGGTGATCAGATGATCACTAAGATATACGAAGGTTATGAGAAGAAAGAGAATGATGACTCTACAGTTTATTTAGGTCGTCTGGGCTCTTCCTTTATCGGTGAAGAATGTATCCGTAAGATTTGGTTTGACTGGAGAGGCTTCAATAGAGAAGGATTCCAGGGCCGTATTCTCAGGCTATTCGGCACAGGTCACTGGCAAGAAGACCGTATTGTAGAAGATTTACGTCGCGCTGGTTATACCGTCTGGGAGAAACAAGACGATGGTAAGCAGTATCAGTTAATTGATGAAACAGGTCACTTCATATCTAAATTAGACGGTGTCATTAAAGGTGTGCCGGAACATGAAGACCAAGCCCATATTTTAGAAATAAAGACTCATAATAAGTCTAGTTTTAACGGTGTGCTCAAGCATGGCGTATTAAAGAATAAACCTCAGCACTATTCTCAAGTTCAAATAAGTATGAAGTTGTCGGGCCTCACAGCATCTCTTTACGTGGCCGTATGTAAAGATGATGAGCGGTTCTACATTGAACGTATTGAGGCTGACACCCATCATCAAGATCAATTACTCAAGAAAGTGAAGTCATTATACTCGGCAACCATGAGGCCCGCAGGCATCAGTGATGACGCAGGTAGTTTTGGTTGTAAGTTTTGTTCAATGAAAGACGTCTGTGTTAGAGAATCTGAGCCACTTAGAAATTGCCGCACCTGTGTTATGGCTCGTCCTGACCCAGACGGTAAATGGTTGTGCCAACTACATCATCATAACTTAGATGCTGACGCACAGCGTGCTGGATGTGAGGAGTACATTGCATTATGATTACAATAGGAATTGACCCAGGATTGGGTGGAGCGATTGCTTTCTTAAAGAACGGTAAGTATTATGCTCTTGAAGATATGCCGATAGTACTTAAAGGTTCAGGTGTAGTTAAGAATGAAGTAAACCCAACAGCGTTGAAATCTTTCTTACGAGAGCATGTACCTGTTGAAGAATACCCGTTTGTTGCATTAGAGCGAGTGAACGCAATGCCAGGACAGGGCGTATCATCGGTGTTTAGTTTAGGTGACAGCTTTGGCACTGCAAGAGCGTGTGTTGCTGCCTGTCAT